TCAGGTTCATCAGGAACTAATGGTACTTCAGGTACTAGTGGAAGTTCAGGAACAAGTGGTTCCTCAGGTACTAGTGGAAGTTCAGGAACATCTGGAACAAGCGGTTCTTCAGGTACTAGTGGAAGTTCAGGAACAAGCGGTTCTTCAGGTACAAGTGGTTCGTCAGGAACATCAGGAACTAGTGGGACAAGCCCAACAGGTGTTGCAACATCAACGGTTAATCCTGATTATATTAGTGTTGGTAATAATGGTGCCGCTCAAAATGTTGCGGTTTCAGGAACCGATATTATTTTTGATACAAATATTGCAAGTTCAGGTATTGGATATAACACAGGTACGGGTGTTTTTACGTTAACTGCTGGGAAAACATATCACATTATGAGTGAAATTGCTTTCCAAAGTTATAGTACTAGTGGATATTTGTTGGTACAATTAGTTGATGCCACAAGTAATACCCCAATCAATACACAAACTAATACATACCCATATAACACAGCATTTAATGAAGTTAATAATTTAGTATCTGACATTATTTACACACCTAACACAAATCAAACAGTAAAGTTTAGGGTTGTTGGTGGTACTGTTGGATTAACGGCAGAACAAAGAGGTGCTGGATTTAGTAGGGCTAGTATTGTACAAATTAATCCAACCGTAACTGTTAATAATGGTTCTTCAGGTACTAGCGGAAGTTCAGGAACAAGTGGCTCGTCAGGAACTAGTGGAAGTTCAGGAACATCCGGCTCAAGTGGTTCGTCAGGAACAAGTGGAAGTAGCGGAAGCTCAGGTTCAAGTGGTTCATCAGGAACTAGTGGAAGTTCAGGAACAAGTGGCTCAAGTGGCTCGTCAGGAACTAGTGGAAGTTCAGGAACATCCGGCTCAAGTGGTTCGTCAGGAACAAGTGGAAGTAGCGGAAGCTCAGGTTCAAGTGGTTCATCAGGAACTAGTGGAAGTTCGGGTTTAAGTGTAACCACAGGAAGTTGGAATTTAACTACAGGCGCAAATACTGTTAGTTTTACAGTTCCTGCGGGTGAATCGTATGTTATGTGGGTGAACGGAAATATCCCAAATGGTATTGTTAATTGGAATGCAACAGTAACATTAACAAACACAAACGTACCTGCAATAGGTGTACAGTATGGGTATTATTACGCTGTAGGAAATGCTTTAGTTTTAACCGCAATACCAAATCAGATAGTTGGAACTGCGGGAAGTATTGTTACCACAACGCCAGCGTTGACAACTTCAAATGTATTCACATTTGGTATAACCAATAACAGTGGTTCACCTCAAATAGTTTATTACGGATACTTAAAAATTTCTTAGTAGAAAATGTGTTTAGTAACTTATTGAACAATATAAAATTAAATCAATAATTATGACATTGACTCGAGTTTAATTTATCAACCTGATATTTAATAATAAAGAATTACTACAATGGCTTGTAAAAAATATACCCTAACTAACGGAACCTCATCTACTCAAACATTTTCATATCAAGAATGTTCAAATAATATGTGGTTTTACGATGTCTTGTTGGAACCAGGACAAACAAAAAATATTTGGTTTGTGAACACAACATTCCAATCTTATTACACAAACTCAATTACAATTGTTGATGTCGGAGCATTCCCACCAACACCAACGCCAACACCTTCTAGTATTACACCAACACCAACAAAAACTGCTACTCCAACACCAACTGTTACACGAACATCAACTCCAACACCAACTGTTACACGAACATCAACTCCAACACCAACAATAACACCAACAAATTCTGTTACTCCAACAACTTCGGTTACTCCAACACCAACTGTTACACCGTCAGTAACTCCGACAAATACGGTTACTCCGACAAATACGATTACACCAACAATTACTCCGACAAATGCATTAGATGCTTTTGCCATAACTTCAGGCTCAACCGCATACATTGCGTGTGGAGGTGGATTATCTGGGGTGATTTACGCAGAAAATCCAACGTTTGATACAAATACTCAATTCTATAATAATCCAAACGGTACAGTTTCTGTCGATATGTCAGGGTTTTATAGTAATAGTGGACTAATTGTTGAATTAGATTCTTCAGGTGTTGAGACAGGAGGATTCGCTTTATGTTCATCATTTCCGACACCAACACCAACACCCACAATGACACAGACACCGACAATGACACCGACAATGACAATGACACCAACACCGACAATGACAATGACAATGACACCAACACCGACAATGACAATGACTCCAACACCATCACAAACATTTTTTGTGGCATATAATTTAGGTTATGATGTATCAACCTTAGTAGATGCTTGTACAGATGCGTCAACACCACAAGTGTATTATAGTGCGTATGTTGACAGACCTCAACCAAATATTAATGAATATTTATACACGGATGATAATCTTACAACACCAGCGAGTGATGGATTCTATTCTGATGGAGTTGCTTGGTGGCAAATTACAGGTGGCGCAGGTTTAATTACTGCCACTGACCCTAATGGTTGTGGCCCAACAATAACACCAAGTATAACTCCGAGTGTAACTGCAACACAAACACCAACTAGTACTATTACACCAACAAAAACACCTACACCAACAGTTACTCCTACAAATCCATTAGAAACTTTTAATATACTTTCAGGCTCAACCGCATACATTGCGTGTGGAGGTGGTTTATCTGGGGTGATTTACGCAGCGAATCCAACGTTTGATACAAATACTCAATTCTATAATAATTCAAACGGTACAGTTTCTGTCGATATGTCAGGGTTCTATAATTATAGTGGTCAAGTTGTTGAATTAGATTCTTCAGGTGTTGAGACAGGAGGATTCGTTTTATGTTCTGGATTTCCAACTAATACTCCAACACCCACAATGACACAGACACCAACAATAACACCAACAATAACACCAACAAATACTATAACACCAACACCGACAATGACAATAACACCAACACCATCACAAACATTTTTTGTGACATATAATTTAGGTTATGACCCATCAACCGCATTGGATGCTTGTATCGCAACAACTCAATCATTTTACGGGTCATATATTGACAGACCTCAACCAAATATTGGTGAATATTTATACCTTGATGATACTCTTACAAACCCAGCGGGTGTTGGATACTACTCTGATGGAGTTGCTTGGTGGCAAATTACAGGTGGTGCAGGTTTAATTACTGCAACCGACCCTAATGGTTGTCAATAAAATTAATAATATTAATATTATTTTAAAAACCCTCACAAAAGTGGGGGTTTTATTTTTTAGTGATATTTATAGTTAAAATAAAAGATGCCTGAGTTTAATTGGAAAGGTGAGTGGTTACCCGATTGGCCCTACATACCAAATGTGGTGGTAATTCATAATAATGTTAATTACATTTCTTTGAATTTTGTTTCTGCAACAGATGTTACACCTGATGTGGATACATCTAATTGGGCACCTATTTTAGAAATTATAGAACCTTTATAAAATGACGAGTTATACTTGGGCTGGTCTTTGGACTGAAAACACTTTTTATTCTGCAAATACGTTTGTTAAGTACGGAAATATCTCTTATTTATCAACAAATAATGTTGACCCAACTATTATCCCACCATCAGAAGCTTTAAATGGTAGTTGGAACGTATTTGTTGTTGGTTTCCAAGGTTCTCCAACACCAACTCCAACACCTTCACTTAGTTTTGGTGGTACAGTAACTCCAACACCAACTGAAACTGTTACACCGACTGTAACATCATCGGTTACGCCAACTATTACACCAACTATCACACCATCACCAACTGATACTACAACACCAACTCCAACACCAACAAACTCGTTAACTCCAACAGTAACTCCAACACCAACTGAAACTGTTACACCGACTGTAACATTATCGGTTACTCCAACATTAACTCAAACTCCAACATCAACTGATTTAACTATTATAACAACATACACAATTTCAGGTTGTACTAGTCTAAATGAATTTGTTGCCAATTTAGGACCAGGGGCTCTTGCACCAGGTGATATATTCTATTTTGAATTTACAGGAGGAACGCCAAGTGGTTGTTACAGAATTGTTAATAAAATTAATGCGGTTCCAACTGATGGAACAACACCACTTTACTTCTACACAAGCTGTGCATTATGTGTTGCAGCAAGAGAAGTAACACCAACTCCAACAGTGACTAATACTCAAACACCAACACTAACTCAAACACCAACAAATACTGAGACTCCAACTAATACTCCAACATTAACTCAAACTCCATCAGCAACACCAACATTAACACCAACACCGACGGACACAACTACACCTACACCAACTCCAACAAATTCATTAACTCCAACAAATTCATTAACTCCAACAACAACAGAAACACCAACACCAACAATAACTCCTACGGTTTCTATCACACCAACAGAGTCTTTAACTCCCACTCCAACAATAACTCCAACTACCTCAATAACTCAAACTCCGGGTGCGACACCATCAGAAACTCCAACTAGTACTCCAACAATAACTCCAACAAATACTATTACTCCAACTAATACTATTACTCCAACAATAACTCCGACAACTTCTGTAACGGTAACGCCAACCATGACACCAACAAATACTATTACTCCAACTAATACTATTACACCAACCAATACTATAACGCCAACAAATTCGGTAACTCCAACTGAATCAGTAACTCCAACAATAACTCCAACACCAACAGATACTCCAACTAGTACACCGACAATTACTCCAACTGTAACACCGACAAATACACCTTCAGTATCTCCTAGTCCATCTATTTCACAATCAGCGGGTGCGACTCCGACACCAACACCAACATTAACCCCAACAAGTTCGGTTACTCCAAGTTTAAGTCCAACACAGACACCATCGGTTACACCAACTAATACTATTACACCAACTAATACTATTACACCAACTGTAACGATAACTCCGACTAATACAATTACACCAACTAATTCTCTAACGCCAACAAACTCCCCATCAGTTACTCCAACTAATACGGTTACTCCAACATTAACTCCAACGGTAACTCCGAGTGTAACACCAAGTATTACGCCAACAAATTCGTTAACACCAACACCAAGTATTACACCAACAAATTCTGTAACACCAACACCAAGTATTACACCAACAAATACCATTACTCCTACCGTAACTCCAACAAATTCGTTAACACCAACACCAAGTATTACTCCAACAAATACTATAACACCAACAGTAACAATAACTCCAACAAATTCGTTAACACCGACAGTAACAATAACTCCAACGATAACTCCAACTATAACAATAACTCCGACCAATACAATTACACCAAGCTTATCTCTAACACCAACAAACTCACCATCAGTTACTCCAACTAATACGGTTACTCCAACATTAACTCCAACGGTAACTCCGAGTGTAACACCAAGTATTACGCCAACAAATTCGTTAACACCAACACCAAGTATTACACCAACAAATTCTGTAACACCAACACCAAGTATTACACCAACAAATACCATTACTCCTACCGTAACTCCAACAAATTCGTTAACACCAACACCAAGTATTACTCCAACAAATACTATAACACCAACAGTAACAATAACTCCAACAAATTCGTTAACACCGACAGTAACAATAACTCCAACGATAACTCCAACTATAACAATAACTCCGACCAATACAATTACACCAAGCTTATCTCTAACACCAACAAACTCACCATCAGTTACTCCAACTAATACGGTTACTCCAACATTAACTCCAACGGTAACTCCGAGTGTGACGCCAAGTATTACACCAACAAATTCTGTAACACCAACGCCCACAATAACACCAACAAATTCTGTAACACCCACAGTCACTATAACTCCAACAAATACTATTACTCCTACCGTAACTCCAACAACCTCAATAACACCAACACCAAGTATTACACCAACAAATTCGTTAACACCAACACCGTCGTTAACACCAACAAATTCATTAACGCCAACAGTAACAATAACTCCAACAATTACTCCAACCAATTCAGTAACTCCAACAAGTTCTATAACTCCAACCCCATCTATAACGCCAACAAATTCACCATCAGTTACTCCGAGTGTTACACCAACATCAACATTAACACCAACAATTACACCAACAATTACACCAACCAACACTCCATCGGTAACACCAACAAATTCGTTAACACCAACTGTAACTCCAAGTGTAACTCCGACTATTACTCCAACAAATTCGGTAACCCCAACTCCAAGTATTACCCCAACAAACTCAGTAACACCTACTCCAAGTATTACTCCAACAAATACTATAACACCAACTCAAACACCAACAACATCACCAACTGTTACACCGACAATAACACCGACAAATACTGTTACTTCAACACCCACAATTACGCCAACCAATTCTCTTACACCATCAATTACTGTTAGTGTAACTCCAACTATTACGCCAACAATAACACCGACAAATTCACCAACACAAACACCAACACTTACTCCGACAGTTACACCTACAAACTCATTAACACCGACAAACACTCCAACCAACACACCAACAGAAAGTCCTGCAGTATATTCATATCAATTTGATTTGGTTGATTGTTGTACAGGACTGAGAGAAGGTCTTAATAATATTAATGTTATTGGTGGACAATCTATCGGTGTTGGTTACAGTATCTATATCGATTTGGGTAACGGTTCGGGTCCACGTTGTTATTATATTCAAGAATCGAACCCGATTGAGTCAGGAATTTACCTAACAACCAGTAAATTTGATTTTGGTTATTGTTCATTGGCTGAGTGTTCAGGAGCATGTCCATCACCAACACCTACAACCACATCAACACCGACTGTAACACCATCAACATCTCAATTGGTTTATGAACTTTCCGAATGTCCTGGTGGTGGTGAAACTTATTTTGGTAACTTTGCAATCGTAGGAGCTCCTACAACTGATGTTGTATATGTTCAAGGTTCGGCGATTCCTTCAGGTTGTTATATTGTTGTAGGACCATCAATAGGTCCTGCAGACACGTCAATTACCGTTAAAGTTGATTACGTTAATTGTGAGACCTGTCAAGAAGGACCTGCAGTATCTGTAACTCCAACACCTACAAGAACTCCAACACCTACAAGAACTCCAACGGTAACACCTACAAGAACGGCAACACCGGCACCTACTTCATCACCAACAAGAACGTTAACTCCGACAAGAACACCAACTATGACGGCAACACCTAGTGTATGTACCACTCAAATAACAATTAATTGGGGAATTCAGACTTGTGCTAGAGGCACATTCTCTATCTTGGTTAATGGTTCATCTGTTTACATTAAGAATGCTCTTGGTATTGCGGGTAGCGGTTCTGACACCATTACAGTACCTTACGGTTCAACAATCACACTTAATGGTAGTGCAACAAATATTTCTGGTGGAGGTTGTGTGGGCATTTACGATACTTCAGCAATAAACATGACCCCTTCATTTGGTGGAGCTAATGGTGTTAGTATTGTTAGAATCAGTAATGGTACACCAAACAACTTCTCATACAATTACACTAAAACTTGTCCGACTACGGTTATTACATTGGACTACGTTCCAAACCCAATATAATTAAAATAATATGAACGTTAATTTCTCAGGTAATTGGAATATAGGTACAACATACAACCAAGGAGACTTTGTTGTATATGATAATATTTTATACATCGCATTAGTTAATATTGCGTCAGGTCAATTACCACCGAACAATAATGCAAGTTGGGACTTGGTTGTGTATGGTGGACAATATGGCCCATTAACTCCAACTCCAACACCAACAAACACTCCAACAAATACTCCAAGTGTAACACCAACTATTACGGTTACTTCAACTCCCACTCAAACAATAACCCCAACACCGACAACCACAGTAACGCCTACAGAGAATTTTACCCCAACCCCAACTCAAACTCCAACAGTTACACCAACAATACCTCTTACCTGTGATTCATTTACATTTGATAGTATTAACGCAATTACAACAATAAATTCGGCGATAAAAACATCTGGAGGTGGATGGGATGCAGGGGCATTCTCTTCAGAATCATATACAAATCCGATTACATTAACCTTTCAAACCACGGCTAATGGTAACATCTTAATGGGTGGATTCTCTTATAATCCACTTGCAAATGTTGAGACATATGTTAATATTTCATATGGAATTTACTTACAAAATAATTTTGTAGAGATATATGAAAATGGTAACCAAGTTTATGTTCCAGGTTCAATAACTACTTTATCAACTGATGTATGGAAGGTAGAATATAATGGAACGAATGTAACATATTATAAAAATAATGTATTAATTTACACTTCATCAAATTTAGTTACACAACCATTACACGCATTCTTTGCATTATACACACTTGCAGAAGGAGTAAATAATGTTTGCCTTACCGAAATCCAACTAACTCCAACACCCACACCAACAAATACTGTTACACCAACACCAAGTGTAACAACTACAAGTACACCGACACCGACATCAACACCTACGTCTACAGAAGTACCGGTAACACCGTCACCTACGTCTACAGAAGTTTCAGTAACACCAACACCAACATCAACACCTACGTCTACAGAAGTACCGGTAACACCGTCACCTACGTCTACAGAAGTTTCAGTAACACCAACACCAACATCAACACCTACGTCTACAGAAGTACCGGTAACACCGTCACCTACGTCTACAGAAGTTTCAGTAACACCCACACCAACAGTAACACCAACACAAACTGTAACTCCAAGTGCGACAATAACCCCAACACCGACAACCACAGTAACGCCTACAGAGAATTTTACTCCAACCCCCACACCAACACTAACGAATACTCCGAGTAATACACCTTAAAATTAATTAACTCTTTAAGAGTTAATACAAAACTCTTTATAAATTAATTATTGGACATATTTTTTCTGTAAAAATTAGTTTATATGAAAATATTTGTTCAGATTGCGGCTTATCGTGACCCCCAACTTATTCCAACAATTAAAAATATGTTGGAGAATGCTAAAAGACCCAAAAATTTAAGATTGGCAATTGCCAGACAATTTCATCCTGACGACAAGTTTGATGAATTAACCGAATATGAGAATGATTCAAGATTTAGAATCTTAAACATTCCTCATGAAGAGTCAAAAGGTGTTTGTTGGGCAAGAAATCTTACACAACAACTTTACAATGGTGAAGAGTATACTCTTCAAATTGATTCTCACATGAGATTCGCACCCAATTGGGATGACGAAATGATTAAGATGATTAAACAACTCCAAAAGAAAGGTTACAAAAAACCATTACTTACAGGATATGTTTCGTCATTTGACCCCGACAATGACCCGGCAGGTAGAATGCAAGAGCCATGGAGAATGGCGTTTGATAGATTTATTCCTGAGGGTGCTGTGTTCTTCTTACCTGAAACAATTCCAGGTTGGCAACAATTAAAAGAACCTGTAACCGCACGTTTTTACTCGGCACACTATTGTTTTACTTTGGGACAATTCTCAAACGAAGTTCAACATAATCCTGAATACTATTTCCACGGTGAAGAAATTTCAATCGCAGCGAGAGCATACACTTGGGGTTATGATTTATTCCACCCACATAAAGTTTTGATTTGGCACGAATACACTCGTAAAGGAAGAACGAAGCAATGGGATGACGATAAAGAGTGGGTTAAGAGAAATGACCATTCACACTTAACTAACCGTCAATTGTTTGGTATGGATGGTTTAGAACAAACAGGTCATGATGGACCTTATGGATTTGGTTCTGTTCGTAGTTTACGTGACTATGAAAAATATTCAGGTCTTTTGTTTGAAAAAAGAGCTGTACAACAATATACATTGGATAAAAACTATCCACCTAACCCATATAATTTTGAGTCAGAAGAAGAATGGAAGAAAAACTTCGCATCTATCTACAAACATTGTATTGATGTAAATTATGCGTCTGTTCCTGAAAAAGACTACGAATATTGGGTAGTTGCTTTCCACGGACCTAATGATGAAACTCTCAACAGAAAAGATGCTGATAAGTCAGAAATTCAAAGAATTATGAATGACCCTGACGGATATGGTAAAGTATGGAGAGAATTCCAAACAGAAATAAAACCAACTTACTGGGTAGTATGGCCGTACTCAACAAGTAAAGGATGGTGTGAAAGATTAACAGGTAATTTGTAAAATATGAAAATGCCCATAGGTGAAATATTGGATAGATATTCTATTGCAATATTAAAGAAAGAAAGAGCAAGTGCTGAGAATCAACAAGAGATTGATGATTTAACACAAGAAATTGAATCATACAAACAAACTCACGAAGAGTTTATTAATGAGAAAATTGATAAATTGATTGAGATTAACGGAATGATTTGGGATTTAGAGTCTGATATTAGAAAAGGTAGAGAAGGTGAATTGGGTCTTGAAGAAGTTGGTCGTAGAGCAATTAAAATCAGAGAATTCAATAAAATCCGTGTTGGATACAAAAACGATGTTGTTGAGGTTTTTGGTGAAGGATATAAAGACATTAAAATGAATCACGCTAGTTCAAATGGATAAAATTGTAATTACATTAACAACTGTTCCACAACGATTAAGTTTTGAACCTGAAGATGGATTTAAACTTTGTTTAAAATCTTTGTGTGAACAAAACAATGACTCGTATGAGGTACATCTAAACCTTCCTCACAAATATAATGTTACAGGTGAAGAGTATGTAATCCCTCAGTGGATTGAGGATTACCAATCCCAATACCCACATCTCAAAGTTTTTAGAATGGAAGATATGGGACCACCAACTAAAGTTGTCCCAACTATTCAAAGAGAAACACCAAACACTCTATTAATTGTTGTTGATGATGATTTGGTTTATCATCCTGATATGATTAATGAACACGTTAAATACCAAACACAACTAACCGATGCTGTTGTATTGTATGACGGTAGAAGTTTGGTACCAACAAAATGGGGTGACTTAAGAGATTCTTGGGTTCTTACTGTTAGTGAAATTTCAAGAGTTAAAGAACTTCAACATTACAAATCTTGTTCTTATTTTGTTAGGTATTTTGAGCAAGATTTCTTTACAGATTTCTTAGGTAAAACTCTATCAGATGACGTATTAATGTCATACTATTTTAAACATAAAAAAATTAAAATGTTTGTTGTTCCTTATGAACCTGAAATTGAAAAAGTTAGTTCTTATCAAGGATGGTATGAATTTCAAGGAGTAACAACATTTCCCGTGTTAAGACATACAAACGGATTAATGCACACAGGATGTAACCATCCTGACACACTAAAGGTTCAACCAAAGTTTTTTATACCGGATGAATTTAAAAAAATAGACTACGTATTTGAATGAAAGATTTAATAAAAATTTGGGATAATGAGTTAATTGAAAGAAATATTGGTATTGAGATTAACTACTTAAAAGATTATTTTGGCCCTAAAAACTTAACTGAATTAAGTTATATTGATATTGGAGCAAACGTTGGAAAATTCTACGATGTATTATCAAGAGATTATTCAATTAAACAAGTTATCATGGTGGAACCTGCACCTCAGTTATTTGACTATTTAACTGAAAAATTTGGTACGACACCTAACTGTGTATTACACGACTTTGCAATTTCAGATAGGTCAGGTAAAACATATTTTCAAACACACTCAATTGAACATTCAACACCTGACCATATTAACATGGGTGTATCCCAAATTCACAAAAGTGAAGGATATGAAGTTCAAATGGTTAGTGGGTATGATTTCTTTGACCAATATGTTAATGACTTAGAATCATTTGACTTTATTAAAATTGACACTGAAACACAAGATTATCAAATACTTCGGTCTATCCAACCAATTATTTCTCGTTTAAATAAAAAACCATTTATTTTATTTGAAAACAATTATCAAAACTCAATTCCTGAGGAAGAGGCTAGACAAATATTGATTGATTTTACCGAAACTTGTGGTTATGAAACAATAAACTTTGATGCGTTATTCGGTGACTCATTTATTAAACCAAAACAATGAAAGAAGAAATTTTAAAAATTACAGAAGAATTTAATAAAATACCTAAAAAGTATTGGACTACATTGTCATTAACAGGTGAAGACCATGATATTAGACGTAGTAAACCAGGTCCATATCTAAAGACTGCCGCTCAAGTGGCTCGTTTACTTGGTATGAAAACAGTGGTTGAAATTGGTGCAACAAGATTAGCGTTTGCAAATCAATGTTTGGAATATTACGAAAGTGAAATGGACCCATTTTTATCACCACCATGTTGTGCTGATGGTCACGGAGGTATCGTTTGGGCGTTAGAAGGTTTTGACACTCACTCAGTTGATATTGACCCAAATTGTAAAACACAAGCTCTTTGGTCTTTTGAAAATATTAGAAGACCTTTTCCTGACAACCTTCATTTGAATATTCCAAAAGACGGTATTGAATTTCTTCAAGAATTCCAAGGAACCATAGATGTGTTATTTTTGGATGGATGGGACACTGGTACTCATTTGTATAGAGAAAAACACTTAGAATGTTTTGAAGTTGCAAAACCAAAACTTGCTGACACTCACTTAATCTTGATTGATGATACCGACTTTGATATTGAAGATACTGGTAAAGACGCTTATCTATCACCTCATTTATTATCTTTAGGATATATTCTTCTATTTGATGGAAGACAAAAATTGTATATTAATAAATTATGAGTTTAAAAGAAGTTTACGTTTTTGGTTTACATAGAAGTGGGACAAATTACTTAACATCTCTTTTAAATGTAAACTTCAATAAAATTGGTGTAGTAAATAGTAATGGTAATTACACTCCACTATGGAAACACTCCGTTGTGGTTGATTCAACTATTGGTGATTATCCAACTTTTGTAATCTATAAAAACCCATATACTTGGGTTGAATCAATTATTAAAAGAAAACAAGATGATGGTCACAATATTATGTTGGCGTCAAAATATCAACCACACTATGTTGATGAAAATAGATATATCAAAACTGATAGTGATTTATCTTACTATGATGGTAAAATTAGTTTTGAAAGATTGTTAAACATATACAGACAGTTTCATGAAAATTGGGTTTTAAACTTTCCAAAACAAAATAATTTATTTGTGATATCGTATGAGGATTTATTAATTGAAGAAAAAAGAAATAAAATTCTTGATATTATAGGTAAAAAATTTAATTGGGATTCTCCAAATAATTGGTTAAATTCAGAACCAGGTACAATCCCATTATCTAAAGATTATAGTCACGAAAGAGGTGAATATTATTTAAATGAAAAACCTCGTGATTTAACTATTGAAGAAATAGAAATGATTGATAAAATCATTGATGAAGAATTCAAATTAAAATTAAAAGAAAAAGTAAAAGAATATTATGTCTAAATTAACACTTGTCACAGGACTTTGGAATATTAAAAGAGATGAACTTGGTGAAGGTTGGTCTCGTTCTTTTGAACATTATTTAGAGAAGTTTGACCAACTTCTTAAAGTTGATAATAATATGATTATTTTTGGTGATAGTTCTTTGGAGGAGTTTGTTTTTCAAAGACGTTCAAAAGATAATACATTGTTTATCTCAAGGTCTACCGATTGGTTTAAAAATGAGTTTTTTGATAAGATACAAAAAATCAGAACCGATGAAAAATGGTATTCACAATCAGGTTGGTTAAGTGAGTCAACTCAAGCAAGACTTGAGATGTATAATCCTTTGGTAATGTCAAAGGTTTTTTTATTACATGATGCGAAAGTTTTTGACCCATTTGATTCAGAACACATGTTTTGGATTGATGCGGGTTTGACCAACACGGTGCATCAAGGATATTTTACCCACGATAAGGTTTTGGATAAATTACCAAAATACATTAATAAATTTTCATTTGTTTGTTTTCCATACGAGGCAAATAACGAAATTCATGGATTCAAGTTTTCTGAAATTAATAATATTGCGGGTACTAAGGTTGAGTTAGTTGGTAGAGGTGGATTCTTTGGTGGACCTAAAAATACCATTGGTGATATTAATTCAATTTATTATAACATTTTACAATCCACCCTTTCTCAGGATTTAATGGGTACCGAAGAAAGTATATTTTCAATTATGGTCTACAAACATGCTGACATGGTAGATTATTTTGAAATAGAATCTAATGGATTGTTTGGTAAGTTTTTTGAAGATTTAAAGAACGATAGTTTAGTTAGAAAAAACAAAGAAAATTTATTATCTCCAAGTGATGATTTAGATGTGAATAATGCAGCTCTATATGTTATAACATTTAATAGTCCAAAACAATTTGAAACTTTGATTGAATCAATGAATCAATATGATTCTAATTTCTTGAGTAAACCTAAAAAGTTTTTATTGGATAATTCATCTGATTTAACAACTACTGATAGATACAAGGAATTATGTGAACAACATGGTTTTGAACACATCAAAAAAGATAATTTAGGTATATGTGGTGGTAGACAATGGATTGCGGAACATTCAGAAGAAAACGAATTTGATTTTTACTTCTTCTTTGAAGATGATATGTTCTTCTATCCAAAGAAAGGTGAAGTTTGTAGAAATGGTTTCAACAGATATACAAACGATTTATATCACAAGACATTAACAATCACAAAAAAATATCAGTATGACTTTCTGAAAATGAATTATTCTGAGTTCTATGGTGACAATGGTGTTCAGTGGTCTTGGTATAACGTACCACAATCATTCAGAGAACAACATTGGCCTGACAAATCAAAACTACCCGTACAAGGTATTGACCCAAACGCACCAAGAAGCAAATTTAATCACATTAGAACACATCAAGGAGTTTCATTTATTGATGGTGAAATTTATTATTGTAATTGGCCTCAAGTGGTTACAAAACATGGTAATAGAAAAATGTTCTTAACTGAAAAATGGGCTCACCCATTTGAACAAACATGGATGAGTTATATTTTCCAAGAAACAATTAAGGGTAATATCAAACCTGCAATGTTGTTAATGACACCAACAGAGCACGATAGATTTGATTTCTACGATGGTAAATTGAGAAAAGAGTCCTAACAAAGTATTTATCTTTGTATGGAATTCTTTATCAGAAAAAATGCCACTTTACCCTTGTTGAAAATGCAAGTTGTAAAAGATGGTCGTGGTGGTTATCTTGAGTTAATGAATGACTTGGAAACTGCGACTATCTATTTTACAATGATAAATGTTTCAACAGGTATTCCTAAGATTGTTTCAGCACCTTGTCAAATCGTAAGTTTGATTCTTGCCGATGGTGCAACCACAGAATATTACATCTACTATAGATTCACCGCACGAGACACTAATACGCCGGGTAGATATCAAGGGCAATTCTTAATCAAGAACGAACAAGGTAACTTAATTGTCCCAATTAGAGAAGAGTTATATGTCAATGTGGAAGACAGTTTTATTTCTGAAACTGCTTGTTGTTGATTTTGACAAATCAATTTTCCTTAGTATATTTACAATTGAATGAGAAGACAAACTCCACAAGGTGTGGAAGATAATGTGTCACTCGGTAAATTGTAATTATGATAGACGCAAACGAAATTAAATCGTTCTTAGAGGGTAATGACCCCGAAGAATTTATTGTGGCCTGTGAATTTGACTACGCCTCAGATTCAGTCTACAAAATCAAAGAGATACCTGGTAAGGGTAAAGAAATTAGAAAAGACACTTTTATTCCTTTTTGTTGGGTTGGAGACCTTAAAGGTTTGAACTTTTATGGTAACTCAAAAGGAGCTCAGAAAGAAGCTATGACAAATCACGGTATTGTGATTGAGAAACTTCAAACCCACGGTGATGAACGTATGGAGAATGGGCTTACCTATATGGTTAAGTCACTGAAAGGTTATAGACACTTAATTCAGTTTTTCCGTGATGGCGGCGCAGACCCTTGGGGTGAAAAGTTCAAAGACAAGATTATGATTCTACCTCCCGTAGAACAATATTTTATTTCCAAAGAAAAACGTCTATTCAAAGGTTACGAGGATTATGATGAGGTAACCCGATTGGTATATGACTTGGAGACGACCTCACTTGAACCAAAGCACGGTCGTATATTCATGATAGGTATTAGAACCAATAAAGGGTTCAACAGAATTATTGAGTGTATTAATGAGGAAGATGAAAAGAAAGGAATATTAGAGTTCTTCAACGTAATTAACGAATTAAAACCAAGTATCATCGGTGGTTACAACTCCGCAAACTTTGACTGGTATTGGATATTTGAACGTTGTAAAATATTGGGTATTGATATCAGAAAGGTGTGTCGTTCATTACACCCTCAACATTCAATAACTCAAAAGAAAACAATTCTTAAACTCGCAAACGAAGTGGAAGACTTTATGCAGACTTCCATTTGGGGTTACAACGTAATTGATATTATTCACGCGGTTCGTAGAGCACAAGCAATTAACTCATCAATCAAATCTGCGGGTTTGAAGTATATTGCAGAATTCATCAATGTAAAAGAAGAAGACCGTGTATACATTGGTCATGACAGTATCGGTAAGATGTACACCGAAAACCAAGAGTATTGGTTGAATATCAAAAATGGTGAGTATAGAAAAAAAGGTGATTTTGTTGATTTGGATAAAAAGTTTCCTGATACATATATTCTCACAACAGGTTCTGAAATTGTTGAACGATACCTCCAAGATGACTTGGAAGAAACCTTAAAAGTTGATAAAGAATTTAACCAAGGTTCGTTCCTTCTTGCGTCAATGATTCCAACAACATATGAAAGGGTATCTACCATGGGTACCGCTACTCTTTGGAAAATGTTAATGTTGGCTTGGAGTTACAAACACAATTTGGCAATTCCTGCAAAACAAGGTAAAACAGACTTTGTTGGTGGATTATCACGACTACTTAAAGTAGGATATTCAAAAGACGTACTCAAACTTGACTTTTCGTCACTATACCCTTCAATTCAGTTGGTACACGATGTGTTCCCCCAATGTGACGTGACAGGTGCGATGAAAGGGATGTTGAAGTATTTCCGTGACACTCGTATCAAATACAAAGAGTTAGCTGAGGATTGTTATACTACCGACCCAAATAAAGCGGCGACCTATAACAACAAACAGTTACCAATTAAAATCTTTATCAACTCCATGTTCGGTGCACTTTCGGCACCTCAAGTTTATGCATGGGGTGACATGTTTATGGGTGAACAGATTACCTGTACGGGTAGACAATATCTCCGTCAGATGATTAAGTTCTTCATGTCTCGTGGATACACTCCACTTGTAATGGATACGGACGGTGTGAACTTCTCACTTCCTGATGGTGTTAATGAAAGAAAATATGTTGGTCGTGGACTGAACTGGAAAGTAAAAGATGGTAAGGTTTATGAAGGTGCTGAGTCGGATGTTGCCGAATACAACGATATCTTCATGAGGGGTGAAATGGCTCTTGATACGGATGGTGTATGGCCGAGCTGTATTAACCTTGCCCGTAAGAACTATGCGGTTATGGATTATAAGGGTAAGATTAAACTTACAGGTAACTCCATTAAGTCAAAGAAACTACCCGGTTATATTGAAAAATTCTTGGACAAAGGAATTAAGATGTTGTTAGAGGGTAAGGGTCAAGAGTTTGTAGAATACTATTATGAATACATTCAGAAGATTTACGACAAACAAATTCCACTTGCTCAAATCGCTCAAAGGGCGAAAGTGAAACAAACACTATCAGATTACAAGTATCGTTGTACACAGACCACCAAAGCGGGTTCCTTGATGGCAAGACAAGCTCACATGGAATTGGCACTTCACCACAAGATGAACGTAAACTTGGGAGATGTTATTATGTATGTTAACAACGGTCTGAAAGCGTCTTATGGTGATGTTCAAAAAGTTAACAAACTAAAGAGTGGTTGGAGAAAAGAAGATTTGGAGTATTATGTTTTGAATAATGGTAAAGAACCTGACGAGTCTATGACATCTATGATTAGATTAAATTGTTATATTCTCAGTCCTGATGATTTGGAAAACAATCCTGACTTAACAGGTGAATATAATGTACCAAGAGCAATCACCACTTTTAACAAACGTATTGAACCTTTGTTGGTATGTTTCAAACAAGATGTTCGTAAGGAATTAATTGTTGATGACCCAAGTAATCGTGGTATTTTCACCAAGTCTCAGTGTGAATTAATCAATGGATTACCTATGGGACAAGGTGACCAAGATGAACTTGATGAGGTCATGAATATGTCAGAAGGTGAAGTTTCTTATTGGAATAAACGAGGTTTATCCCCAAATTATATGTATGATTTGGCGGAAGAAGGTTGGGAGCAGTATATTTACAGTTATGAAGTTGAAACACATAGTTGATTTTAGTGTTAACAATCCCGACGCCAATTTTTGGTTAATCCGTAAAGGTGGTGAAACTACTGTTGGAAGACCCACTCGTGAATTTTCTCCTGAACATATTGGGGTTACTGTTACACGTCCTGATTTGGTTTTACCCGACTATCTTTACTATGTGTTTGAATATCTTGCAAACCAAGGTAAGATTGCTGAGTTATCTCACGGAACAACTGGATTGAAGAATATTAAAATTCGTGATTTAGAGAATATCTCTATTACGAATTCTTAAGACCATCAGATGATATAATATACCAAGTACCTGCACAGAATCTAAATTCAACACAGGCTCCACGACCTATAACAAGTTCGTCAAATTCTTCATCAATCCATCCTCGGTCGGGAACAATTGTTACGTTTGTCATTGCTTTAATCACAGTATGGTCTGTGGTTATTGCATTTAACTTAACTTTACATTGGTCAATACCTCGTATTACGACACATGCCTCACCATTTGTTTCATAAAATGATTCACTGACAACGGATACTTCTGAGGTTGTTATTAATTTTCCGTTAATTACTCTTTGCGCTGGTGTGCTTTTTATAATGGACATAAATTATATTACATATATTTGTCTTGGTGCCGCACGGAATTTCATTTGTTTATTAAGATTTTCTGCAATTTCAGCTTCCTTCTTCATTTGGTTTTCAGGACGCAGTCTCTCTAATCTTAATTTCAATTCTTCCTCTAATTTTGTTTTTTCGTCTTTAGCTTCTGTTAATAGGGATTGGTAATCCATAACAATTTCTGTGTCAGGAGTTTTTAAGTTTCCACTATATTTTCCTCTAACACGAGCTAAAGTTTCTTTAGCATAGGCGGTGAACCAACGTCTAACCCACTGTTGAGCGGGTGCATTTAACTCTTCCCATGTCAAGTCTTGAATAGGAACATCTGAAGGTAATTTAATAACGTCAGGATTGTCTCTTAAACAATCTGCCCTACTATCAGGTGTTGTTTCGTAATACCAATACCAAACAGCTTTACCTGCATATAGTGAGTAGTTATTCCAATTGAATCTTCCTCCTGGGGTATTGTATAAGTGAATTAATCTCTTACCATCAGGTAAACCTGTGATACGATAAGTTAATGAACCACCCAAAATTCTATTCAAAATGTTTGCTTCTTGAGCCCTTAATAGATAGTCAAAACCACTCATCATAAAGTATGAACCAACATTACCAAACTGAGCATAACCAGCTTGAGATGCTCCTAATCCAACACCACCAAATCCACCACCTATACCACCAAACAAGGCTAAACTTTGTGAAGATTGGTTTGAGAACCATAATAGTTCATTAACTTCCCTACCCGCAGGAATCTCATAGGTTTGTGTATTAGCACTTAAAATGAAATAATCCTTCTTTAAAACCCAAGGACCTTTTGTTTGTAATCCAACAATTTTTGAATATGAATACGAAAATTGGTCTTCTAAATTCATGGTACGAGTAATCAAAGCTTGCGCAACTGATTTCTCACTCATGTTCAAGTTAACTAAGTTAACCCAATTAGATTCAATTAACCAATCAAGGGTATATTGTTCATAATCTTGAACAGATAGTTCCATTAAGGAATCTAACATTTCATCCTCAAGTTCTACACTTCTAAGGGGAGCACCTAATTGGTGTTTAATCCTTGTATAGATTTTACTTCTTTCTGGTTCGGGTATTACTGGCATACCTATAAATACTTTAAAATTACTTAATGTGGTATAATAAGTCGTTCTTGTCAAATACATACTGACCAAGAACTATTTCAGGTCGGTTTCTAAAGACTAAAACATTTTTACCACGAATAAAAACCATCCAATCAACTTTATATTTGTCAATTTCTCCTGTTTTTGTGACAACTAACTTTTCATCCTCGGGAATAAGTTCATCAAAACCTTTTACCTGTGCGGTAATTTTTCTTCCTTTGTGAATAATTTCTAAATCAATTTTCTTGTAAGCATCTTTCTCTTTACCCGCACCCGCGACAATTTCAACGGTAGTTTCAGGTAATTTAGTTTCCAAAACTTTTTTTGCCATCTCTTCTCGTTTAATTCCGATGGAATCTTTTTCTTTGAGAGTTGCCATAATATTCTTAAATGTGTGTGATGTTTTTGAGAAAATTCTATCTTGGAACTTTTCAATGTAGTTACACATTCTCTTCATTTCAATAATCTGTTCAGCGGGAGTCTTCAATTCAAAAGATATTGGTTCTTGACCCATCTGACCTTGAATAACTTTATTCAAATCATTAACCATAATACAGAAAACCGAGTAGTTTGTGTTCATATAGTTGATAACTGAACGACCTGGTTTTTCTAAATTGTAAACACCAGGTATTTCACCATCTTCTCTTTTGGTGTGATACTTGTCAGTAAAAACTTTTTGTTGAACTTTGATGATTGTATTTTTGTAGATGTTTCTTGCGTTTTTGTTCACGTTAAATAGAACACGATAAGTTTCAATATCTTCTCGTGAACATCCTTCGGATTTTGTTTCATTCAAAAATTTTCCCATTTCTACAGATTCTAATAATGAGGTTTCAGTTTTCATTTTGTACAAGTTAGTGACAAAATCCCAATTAATTACAGACCAAAAGTTTTTAACGTATTCATCTCTCTTATTTTTATATTTGAGATAATAAGCATGTTCCCAAACATCTAATCCCAACAACGGATAACCCCCACCTTCAATGATGTTCATCAGTGGATTGTCTTGGTTTGGGGTGGACATAATTTTTAGTGTCCCTTTGTTGGTTAATACCAACCAAACCCAACCTGAACCAAATCTTTCTTTTGCAACGGTTTCAAATTGTTGTTTGAATTTTTCATAGGTGCCAAAGTCTTTCTTGATAATATCTTCCAACTCTGTGGTAATCTTCATTTGTTTTGGTGTTAACATATTCCAAAACAAAGCGTGGTTAAATGCACCACCTGCGTTATCTCTGATACCTTTTGGATAACGAGAAATGTTTCTGATTATTTTTTCAAGGTCTTGGTCACCTTTTCTTTTCTTCAGTAGTTGATTTAATTTGTTAACGTAACCCTTGTAATGTTTGTTGTAATGAACATCCATTGTTTCGGGGTCAATAAATCTACTGATGGCTGAATAGGCGTACGGAAGTTTCTCAATTCCGATTTTTTTCATTTCTTTGATTAGAACTTTAACCTCTTCTTTTTTTTGTTCGTGTAGAATTTTCTTTTCTATTTTTTCTACGGATTCTTGTAATTGTTGCATTGTAAGGTTTTACTTTATAAATAATGGGGAAAAGTCATTTTACCTTCTTTGACTGATACTCTTTAAAATTTCTTCAACACTATTTGTCTCATCGGATTGAATATCACCCATAACAGTCCCTATAATACGTTTTTTTGCACTCAAAATATCGTAAATAATTCCTTCTATTGTGTTATCAAAAATTGGATAATAAACAAGAACGTTATTTTTTTGTCCGTATCTATATGACCTATCTTCAGCTTGAGCATGGTCTGACGGAAGAAATGAAAGGTCGTTCATGATAACAGCCTCGGCAGATGTTAGGGTAATACCGACACCCGCAGCTTTGATGTTACCAACAAAAACTTTAACTTTTTCATCTTCTTGGAATCTATCCACAGCATCTTGTCTTTGTATCTTAGACATTTTTCCATCAAGTCTAACTGCAGATTTTCCAAAATGTTCAACAATGGTTTCCAAAGATTTGGTAAAGTTACAAAAAATAATAACTTTCTTTCCTTGTTCTATAATGTTCTCGGCAATTTCAATTGTGTGTTGGGTTTTCTCCTCGGCAATTACTTGTCTTACCTCAGTAAGTTTGGTAAACTGAATTGAAAGGTTTTTACTTTCTTCAGGATTTTTTTCGTACCAATTATAATAGTCACCCATAACTTCCTCATATTTTTTAGAACGAAGTCTTAGGTAGACTGGTGTTATAATTTTATCGGGTAAATCCAACACGTCTTCTTTTAATCTTCTCAAGACGGTTGATGAGGTTCTGTCCCTTAATTCTTCCAAATGAGAAGCCCCCATGACATTCCATACTTTTCTATTTCCAACTTTGAATTGGTAACCCGAGCAATAACGAACCACGTAAGCCATCCAATTCTTTGCCACGGGTGAATCCACCAATGACAATAGATTGAAGTAATTGATGGGTCGTGAGGTCATAGGAGTACCCGTTAATAACCATAGTCTATCCACGTTCTTAACCAAATCATTGATTAGTTTGGTTCTTTGAGCTTGGACGTTTTGAACATAGTGGGCTTCATCAATGATAACCAAATCAAACTTTGATTTAAAAATCAAAGATTTCTCGTTGTCTTTTGTATCGTGGAAATTTTTGATGATATCGTAGTTCATTATCAAAATGTCGTGATTCTCAGAAAAGTTCTTACCATCACAAACATAACTTGTCTTATCAGAATACAATAAGAATTCTCTTTGCCAGTTAATCTTTAGAGTTGCCGGACAAATAATTAAAATCTTTTTAGACCCCGTCTCCAACGCAGCGATGATTGTTGATGTGGTCTTACCCAAACCCATATCATCGGCCAAGATATACTTTTTATTTTTTAAGAGTTCTTCTATGGCAACTTTTTGGTGGTCTAACGGAGGACGGTGTGAATACTTGGAATAATCAATTTCTTTAATTTCAACTTTATTGTCTTTAATCAAAGATGCTTTGGGAATCCAAAAATCGGTAAATGAATCCGTTTCAAAAAACTTACCCCACACATGATAGGCTTTGTCTTTTTCAGCCAATAGTTTTTCAACCCAAATCCTCTCAGGAATCTGAAGAAGAAATTTATCGTTGGCGAGTTTGTTTGCAAAGTATGAATCAAGAACCACCCACTTTTTCGCAACCTTGGGGGTCTTGTCTTTGTTGGTTAAAATATATTCTGATTGAGCCCTTGTTGGATAAAACTTAGGATTTAATTGAAGTTTGTGTTTTAGGTTAAGAATATAGTTATTTGCGCCGTCATAACTTTCAAGTGATGTAATTGCTTTGGATTCTATTGTAAGACTAATTCCCATCTCGTATTTATTGGTACGTAGGTTTATACACAAACAAATTAAATATAATAAATAAGAATGTATTTATCAATATATGTCAGATAAGTTAGTCCCTATTACAAGATTAGGTAAATTCTTTGGTGGTGAAGATTATTCTTTGGATGTCGCCATGGGTTCAGAATGGCTTGAAGGAGATATGAATTTTACAGTCATTCTCTACAGAATAGATAGATATAAAACTCTACAGGACGATGTATATGGGGAGGTACCCGAAGGAGGTATCCAATTTCTTGCTCCTGTAGAAATTAAAGGATTGGTTCAAATCTTAGCACCTACAGCACAAAAGTTAGGTACAAGTAGAATTGAACAAAATGAACCAGGTAATATGAAGTTTTCTATTTACCAATCTTATTTGGATGAACTACAGGTTGAAATTCAAATGGGGGATTACTTGGGTTATTATGAAACTGAAAGTAAAGTTAGATACTATTCAGTAGCCGATGACGGAAGGGTCGTTTCAGATAACCGTCATACTTATGGAGGTTATAAACCATTTTACAGGACTATTATTGCAACACCTGTGAGTCAAAATGAATTCTTTGGTACGTAATGGCATTTCCAAAACAAATTAAACCAAACATTGATTTAGTTCCACCGAAAACTCTTTCGGCAAGGAGGGAACAATTATTGGAGTTTATCAACAAAGACGGGACCTACCTCCCACAAAGTGTTTTACATGCTGATTTGGATTTAGGTATGTTGGAGTTTGTGAAGGAAAAATTAAAAACAACAGTATCAGGAAAAGATATTAATGTTGTTGACAAGATTATAACTAACCAAAGATGGTCTCAATTTACAGAAACTTGGAATTTCAAAGACCCTGACTTTAACGTACAACTTCCTTTTATAACGTTGGTTCGTCAACCTGAAGTAAAATACGGAACCAATCCGTCAACCCAATATACTATTCCAAATAGAAAACAATTTTATTATGCAACAGTTCCTACTTGGAATGGAAACCAAAAAGGGTTTGACGTTTATACGATTCCACAACCTGTTCCTGTTGATTTAAACTTTCAAGTAAAAATTATGTGTAACAGAATGAGAGAGTTGAACACATTTAACAAAAATGTTCTTCAAACTTTTTCATCTCGTCAGGCTTATACTTTTATCAAGGGTCAGTATGTACCAATCATTATGAATAACATAACTGATGAGTCGGTAACTGAAATTGAGAAAAGACAATATTATATTCAAAGTTACGACTTCACTATGTTGGGTTACTTAATTGATGAAGAAGAATTTGAAGTAAAACCTGCGGTGGCTCGTGTCGTTCAATTATTTGAGACCGATGTTAATGTTGCTAAGGGTAGAAGAGCCGAAACATTTCCACCAAATCCTAACGAATTTGAATATCGTTTATTCTACACTTCGGGTAACACAACCTTGATTGATAACCAAGTTGATTATAGAATTAATTTAAGTTTGGTGTCAACAAACAACATTAATAGTTGGGATGTTACAATTAATGGAGATTTTTATGGAAGTAATTTAGATATCATTCAATTGAATACTGGTGACATTTTACAGGTGGATATTACAAAAGATAATGTAGGTGAAGAGGCGTTAATTTTATACAATGCCAAACTAGTTTAATCCTCTCCGTAAATGTCTTTTTTCACTTGGCAATTGTCGTAGATGAGTTTCTCAACAAATTTATGAATTTTCAAACCATTATCCTCACAATACTTTTTTAATACAGTATGTGCCTTTTCAGATATTTTTAGGTTCTTGATATTGTTATGGTTAGTTTTCATAAAGTATGAAAAAAGGGAGAAAAAAATCTGCCAGTTTATTAATACATATTTAAAAGTCAAGTTTTTTGTATTTGAAATGAATATTTATCTATAAAATAAAACCGCACAAGAAAAAATTAATCAATGGCAACAGCACAAGCTAATCAGAAAGTATTTGTATCTCCAGGTGTTTACACTTCGGAAACCGATTTGTCTTTCGTGGCCCAAAGCGTAGGTGTAACTACTTTGGGTCTAGTTGGTGAAACATTAAAGGGTCCAGCATTTGAACCTATTTTTATAACCAACTTTGACGAATTCCAAACATTCTTCGGAGGTACCGTTCCTGAAAAATTCATTGGAACGCAAATCCCTAAATATGAAGCCGCATATATTGCAAAGGCATATCTACAACAATCTAACCAATTATTCGTAACAAGAGTACTTGGTTTATCAGGTTATGATGCGGGTCCTTCTTGGTCTATTAGAGTGACCGCTAACGTAGATGGTACAACAATCGGAGTAGATACTGATGTTGTGGCACTAAACTTTACCGCAGTAGTAACCGGTAACACAGGTGTAAGTAATGTTTTAAACTTTACAACTCCATTACCTGACGTTATTGCTGACAACCTTAACATTCAATACTTGTTAAACAATGGTTCAACAAGCACTTACAACAAAGACATCTTCAATTTTATTTTAGGTGTTTCAGGTAACACAAGTATTACAGGTACTACATTGAATGTTTATGGGTCAATTCCTGAAACAGAATACAATGACTTGTCAGCACAATACACAACTTTGGGTAACGTATTCAGTGTTGATAGTATGAACTTAGCGTTTAACGATTTAACAGATTCTGTTAATGACCCTTGGTATTATGCAACTTTTACAAATTATTCTAATAATAGTTACTCAGGTTTTTCTTGGGATTATGCGGTTACGGATTTCACCACAGGTGGAACTGGAAATTTTGATGTAACTTTATCAGGTACTGTTTATTACTATAGTGGAACTGCTTACACAGAGTACAATGACTTAGTTGTTGCGACTCTTCGTTCAAGAGGTATTTCAGTATATGACGCTAACAATCATGGTCCTGTTTATCAAGTAACAGGGTTGACTGACTTGGATATGATTTGTACAGGAGCATATTCAGGAGTTACAAATAGTCCGTTCTCAACATTCTTATTGAGTGGTGTTACTTATGAAAATAAAACATTCCAATTTGAAACTTCATTTGGTAGTGTTGATGCAAATTACATCACAAAGGTTCTTGGTATCACTAACTTCTCAAAATCAAGAACTGAGGTTCCTATTTATGTTGAAGAGTCCTACCCAGGTCTATTAAATTATGCATATAACAAAGGATATATTAGAGGATTAAACTGTGAGTTAATTGCTTTACCTGAAGCAAGAGATAAAACTTCAACAACTTCTATTGCTTGGTTCTTGGACAAATATCAAACACCAAAGACTCCATTTGTTGTATCTGAATTAAGAGGTAACAAGGTTTATAACTTATTTAAATTTGCATCAATTTCAGATGGTGGTTCTGCTAACACAGAAGTTAAAATTTCAATTGCTAACATTTCATTCTCAAATCAAACTTTTGATGTTTTGGTTAGAGATTTCTTTGACACAGACGCAAATCCTGTTGTTTATGAAAAATATACAAACTGTACTATGGACCCAGGTTCTAACAGTTTTGTTGCTAAAAAGATTGGTTCTGCTAATGGTGAGTTTCCATTAGTATCTGCTTACATCATGATTGAACTTTCTGATGAAGCACCAATAGACGCATTACCTTGTGGTTTCCGTGGATTTGAAGAAAGAGTATACGATAGTGCTTCAAATCCTTCACCATTCCCTATAATCAAAAACAAGTACTTCTTCCCAGGTGAAACAATCTTTGACCCCCCATTTGGAAGTACATACGGTGGAACAAACATCGTGTCTTCAAGTGGTGACGTTGTAAGAAGAACTTACCTTGGTATGTCATCACAATTTGGTGTTGACTCTGACTTGTTACAATATAAGGGTAAAAAGAACCCTGTTGTAGGTTGGGATACTGCAACTGAATCTGAACCTTGGAATTACCTAACTCAAGGTTTCCACATGGACTCAGGTGCTACAGTTGTTACAATCGGTAACGCTCAAGTTACAAGTGGTACACCAGCGTTTGTTTGTGGTATTGCAAATTTTGATGCTGAACCAACAACTCAAGATAATCCATATTATTTCTTATACTCAAGAAAATATACATTCTGTTTCCAAGGTGGATTTGATGGATGGGATATCTACAGAGAGTTTAGAACTAACCAAGACAGATTTATGTTGGGTGCATCAGGATACTTACAAGGTTCTACACCTACTCAAAGATATCCGACAGCATCTGGTGACGGTACGTTCAAGAGAATCGTTGTGGCAAACAATACACAAGATTTTGCAAACACCGACTACTACGCTTACTTACTTGGTATCTTGTCATTCAATAACCCTGAATCAACAAACATTAACGTATTCGCAACTTCAAGTATTGATTACATTAATAACTCTAACTTGTGTGAAAGTGCAATTGGTATGATTGAAAATGAAAGGGCTGACTCAGTTTACATCGTGACAACCCCTGACTACAACATGTACACTTCAGACGGTGGTTCTCAATACGAAATCATTTACCCACAAGAAGCGGTTGACAATTTGGATGAAACAGGAATTGATTCATCATACACAGCAACTTACTACCCATGGATTTTGGAAAGAGATACTGTTAACAACACTCAAATCTACTTACCACCAACAGGTCAAGTTTGTAGAAACTTAGCGTTGACTGACAACATTTCATTCCCATGGTTCGCATCGGCGGGTTACACAAGAGGTCTTGTTAACTCAGTTAAGGCGAGATTGAAACTAACTCAAGAAGATAGAGACACCTTGTATCAAGGTCGTATCAACCCAATCGCAACCTTCTCTGATGTTGGAACTGTAATTTGGGGTAACAAAACTCTTCAAGTTAAAGATTCAGCTCTTAACAGATTGAACGTAAGAAGATTGTTGTTACAAGCTCGTAAGTTGATTTCAGCGGTGGCAGTTAGATTGTTGTTTGAACAAAATGACGAAATCGTAAGACAACAGTTCTTGGATTCGGTTAACCCAATCCTTGATGCAATCAGAAGAGACAGAGGTCTTTATGACTTCCGTGTAACAGTAAGTTCTTCACCTGAAGATTTGGATAGAAACACATTAACAGGTAAAATTTACTTAAAACCTACGAAAGCTCTTGAATTCATTGATATTGAATTCTTCATCACTCCAAGTGGAGCTTCGTTTGAAAATATCTAATAAAAAACAAAGTGGGGTTTCGGCCCCACTTTTTAGCCGTTTATAAATAATGAATAGAATTAAAGAAGGTTTTGAAGGTAAGGCACCAGATTTAAAATACTATGCCTTTGATTGGGATGACAACATCGTTCACATGCCAACCAAGATAGTTTTGGAAGATACTTCAGGTGATGAGGTAGAAATGTCAACTGAAGACTTTGCAACTTTTAGAGATAGAATTGGAAACGAATCGTTTGATTATATGGGCAGAACAATCAAAGGTTATGCTAATAATCCTTTCAGAAATTTTAGAGTGGAAGGTGATAAACAATTTTTGATAGATGCAATGAGAGCAAAACCAGGTCCGGCTTGGGATGACTTTAAAGAAGCAATCAACAACGGTTCCATTTTTGCGATAATCACTGCAAGGGGTCACAACCCAAAAATCATCAAAGAGGGTGTTTACAATTACATTATTAATAACTTTGAAGGTATTGATAAAAAAACGTTATTAAAAAACTTAAAAAAATATCGTGATTTTGTTGGTGAAGAAGAAATGACGGATGAAGAATTGATTCGTTCTTACTTAGAACTTAACAAATATAATCCGGTGAGTTTTGGTGAGGGTTCCGCGGCAAACCCTGAAGAACTTAAGGTAACAGCTATGGAAGATTTTGTGAGATATGTGAAATCCATGGCGGCACTTTTACAAAAAAGTGCAATACTTAAAAAAGATATTGCCAATAAATTTTCTCCTAGAGTACCTTTAATAGGCTTTTCAGATGATGATATTAAGAATGTAGATGTAATGAAGAAACATTTTGATAAAATCAAAGAACCAATTAAGGTATATTCTACTAAAGGAGGAATTAAAAAAGAATACTAGAACTAGACCTAGTGAAGATATAGTTTTTTCAAAAACAAAGTAAAGGGAAAAATTTTCACACAGGTAGTATTTATAATAAAAGATAAAAAATTTAAAGAAATTAAAACAACATGGCTGACTTATTAATGAAAATGCCCATACCTTACGAACCGAAGCGTCAAAACCGCTTTATCCTAAGGTTTCCTTCTTCGTTAGGTATTAACGAATGGTTTGTTGAATCAACAAAACGTCCATCAATCAAAATTGCTTCAACTGAAATTCAGTTTTTGAATACATCAACATTTGTTGCAGGTAGATTTAACTGGGATGAAATTCCGGTTACCTTCCGTGACCCTATTGGTCCATCTGCGGCTCAAGCTCTTATGGAGTGGGTTCGTTTAC